CGAGCGCACCGGCGGCAATGGCGGCTATCAGGCTTTGAGGCTGGCTGTAGACCATTTCAAAGCCGACCGCGTGGTTTTGCTCGGATACGACATGCAAGGCGGTCACTGGCACGGACAGCACGGCGGCGGGTTTCCGAATCCGACTGCTGACAACTTCCGGCAGTGGATCGGCTGGCTGCGTCGATATGCCGAAGAAACAGACGCCGAGATTATCAACGCATCGCGCGAGACGGCGGTTGATTGCTTCCCGCGCGTAGACCTTGAGCAAGCCTTGTGAAATCTTTTTCAGTCCCGATTTTCGGCTCGCGGATTTACCACACCCGCGACCGGGACGAGGCGCAGCGATGGCTCGACAAGAATTGCCCCGATGCCTGCCTGTCGGTTGACGGGCTTTGTGCGAACAACGGCGGGGCCGTTCTGGTTTACACGAAAGACGACGCGCCCGGCCTGCTTGCCCATGAGGCCGTCCACGCGGCGGGCTTCGTTCTGGATGCGTGCGGGGCTGAGACGCGAGACGAGGAAATCGTGGCGCATTTAGTGCAGTTTATCGTAGACAAGGCAAAGGATTAAAGTTGAGACGTTGGCACGTTTTAGCAGAATTGATTAACGAAAACGACTTCCGTTGTGGGGCAGAAATTGGCGTCAACCAGGGCGTCAATATGAAAATGGTTCTATCGCTTTGCCCGAATTTTTCATGGATCGGCGTTGATGACTGGCGCGCTGGTTACTTGGGCTGGAATGAGGCCAAAAGAAAAGACAACAGACGGAATGCCATGCGTGTTTTCCAGAATTACAGTAATCGCGCCCGACTGATTGAGTCGGACAGCATAGATGCAGCCACCTTAGTAGAGGACGGCTCTCTGGACTTGGTATTTATCGACGCCGATCATTCTTACGAAGGAGTTAGAAAAGACATTGAGGCTTGGTCCCCCAAAGTAAGAAAGGGTGGAGTTATAGCGGGGCACGACTATGGGCATCCGGACTTTCCGGATGTCAAGGTCGCAGTCGATGAGTTTTGCGAGCCGGAAACGGGGGCGGAGTGGGTATGGTGGACCCGATCTTAATCGCATCGGCCCCGCGCTCGGGCACGTCGATGACTGCTGGCATCCTTCACCAGCATGGGGTGATGGTTGGAAAGCATTTAGCAAAAACGAAATTCAACCCGAAGGGGCATTTTGAAAACAGCGAGATGAAGCAATATCTTGAGCGGCTTATGGTCAATTCTGGCGTCCCGCTCAACCCGGTCAACGGCCCTATTCCATGCCCTGACGTTCCGGGAGATTTCGCTGAGAGTCTGCGGAAATGTGTCGGCGTAAAGACCGGGCTTTGGTTGTTGAAAGAGCACAAGCTGCTCTGGTTTTGGCCGCGCCTTCGTGAAGTCTTCCCGGATTCAATTTGGATTCTGACGCACAGGCCGAAACAAGATGTAGTTCGGTCAATGATTCAACACCCGGCGATAAGCTCGCGCATCAAAAGCGCAATTCAGTGCGGGCAGACGATGGAGGGCGGCGCGTCTCGATATTGGAGTGAGTGCATCAAGCGTCAAAGGGAAATCGCAAAGCATGATCGACACGTTTGGATTGATACCGACAAGATTGCGCGCGGCAATATGAATGAATCGCGCCAACTTGTTGAAGCGTGCGGTCTGGAGTTTGATGCCGGCAAGGTGCGCGCGTTTGTAAACAGAGAGTATTGGCATGCTTGAAGTGTTGTGCATGAAATGGGGCAGTCAGTACACAGCCCAGCACGTCAACGTTCTGGAATCCATGCTCGCCAGAAATCTTACCGTCAAGCATCGACTGACTTGCTTCACGGACAACCCAGAAGGCGTGAGATGTCGGACGCTGCCATTGCCCGATACGGTAAAGGGACAGCAAATGTCGGGCAAGAAGCGCCGATATATCAAGCTGTGGGCCTACTCCGATGAGATGCGCGAGCATTTAGCTGGCGACCGGCTTCTTTGCCTAGACCTCGATATTGTCATTACTGGCTCAATTGATCACATTGTGAGCCGAAAAGAAGAGATCGTGTTCTGGGACGACCCGCACCAACATACGCCGTACAACTCGTCTGTCGTTTTGATGACAGCGGGCAGCCGTAAGCAGGTATGGGACGAGTTTGATCCAAAGCAAAGTCCGAAGCGCTGCGAAACATCCGTGGTCATCGGGCACGACCAGAATTGGGCGTCTCAGGTACTTGGCGCGAATGAGGCGACCTGGACCAAGGAAGACGGTATTTACTCGATGCGTAATGATGTTATGAAGCACGGACTCAAAGAAAATGCTTGCATCGTTGTTTTTCACGGTCCACGCGATCCGGCCATGCCCGACTTCCAGCGCAAGTATCCGTGGATTCAGCGCCATTGGTATATTTGAGGCTTAGATGAACCGAATCGGCCCGATGCGCCACCGCATCGACATACAGCGCCTGACGCGCACCACAAACCCGTCTACAGGCGTTGTGTCGGAAACATGGGCGACCGTCCACGAATCGTATCCCGCGTCCGTACGGGCGCTCTCAGCGCGTGAGCTACAGGCCGCAGGGGCGCGGCAGTCCGAGGCTACGGTCGAGTTTGAGATGCGCGCCGATGTGACGGTGAATCCCGACGACCGGATTCTTTTCGAGGGCGACGTTTACGACATCGAGCCGCCGCAACTGGACCCGACCCGCAGGCGGTTTTACCGCATCAAGGCGAGTCGGAATCTCACCAATGGCTGAGATTAAGGGGTTGCAAGAGTTTTTCCGCACGCTTGAGCGCCTGCCGGAAGGCGTCGGCCAGAAGGGCGCGGGGCCGTTCAACAGCGCGCTCAGGAAGGGCGCAAACGTCGTGCGCGATGCGGCGAAAAAGCGCACAGCGGGCTACGGGCCGGGCAACAAGACGGGCCGCGCGGCAGAGTACGGGCGGCTGACGGACAACATTTCGACGCGCAAAGACCCGGACCCGGAAAGCAACGGGCTCACGCACCGATATTCGGTCAGCTACGGGCGGGCCTTTTGGGGAAAGTATCTCGAACTTGGCAACGAACTCATGCACCGCGATTACCCGAAGCGCCCGTTCCTGCGGCCAGCGTTCGAGGAGAGCAAGGACGAGATGCTAAAGGTGGTCGGCGATGAGCTTTGGCGGCAAATCCGCATCTTGAGCAAGAGGGCGCAGCAGTGAGCTATCCCACAGTCTACGGCCTGCTCAACGTCGCCGGAGTCAACGCCCATGTCAGCGGAAGAATCTACGGATTCGGCGAAGCGCCGCAGTCACCGACCTATCCCTACATCACATGGGAAATCGTCTCGGAAGTTCCGAGCAACTATCTCGGCGAAGTGCCGGTCGTCGATAACCACCGCGTCGAGGTAAACATCTGGGCGCGCGACCAGCAGGCCGCGCTCGACACGAAAGATGCAGTCCGGACGGCGTTGGACCCCAACGGGCATCAAATCCTTGGCCTAGGCCCGAACGTCGATCCCGAGACGCAGAGCTACCGAATCCAGTTTGATTACTCGCTTTGGACGAGTAGATAGGTTCCGGACAATCCGGAAATTGAACGGCCCTGCGGGGCCTTTTTTTATGTCTAACGGAGGACATCGCAATGGCAGAGCTGAAAACCCAGGGGACTGAGATCTTCATCCTCGACGACACGAACAGTGGCAGCGAGGTCGAGAAGATCGGCCAGGTCACGAACATCGGTGCAATCGGCGGCACGGCTGGCGAGATCAACGTCACCAACCTTGATTCCACCGCTCAGGAAGTTCTCGCGGGCCTGAAGGACAACGGCACCGTCTCCATCGACATTGATTGGGACCCGCAGGACGCATCCCACGTCACGCTCGATTCGCTGGTCGGCGGCGACACGAACAAGCGCTTCTTCATTGCTTGCTCGGAAGCAGACACGGACCCGACCTATAGCTCGACGTTCACGCTGCCGACTGACCGCACGACGCTCGACTTCGACGCGGCTGTGCTGTCGTTCCAGAAGACCGGCGGCACCGATGACGTCTGGCGCGCGACGCTCCAGCTTCGCATCAGCGGCGACATCACCATCACGGCGGCCTCGTAATGGATTTCAGCATCAAGGCAGAGGTTTATAAGCTGGACGAAGAGCAGGTCACGGTCGGCGGCAAGCCGGTCTATGTGCGCGATATGACGGTCGGAGACCGCACCGCTATTGCGCCCTTGCTCGGTGAGTTGAGTTCGGCAGCGAAGTCGCTGAAGAAGGCGGCAGACGCCGAGGAAGCTGGCGACGATTTGAGGGAGGCCGCCGAGCGGTCTCTCTCGCCGTCTCAGTTTCAGGCGCTCATCGAGTACATGACCGAGTACGTC